CTCTATATCGGGTTTCAATATCTAAATCATACTCATGACCAATATTTTTATCCTCACCTGCTTTCATTGCATTATTGATCAAACGTCTAATACCATCAAAATCTCCTATATTAAGTAGATCAACTGATGTCATTAATGCTTTTTTCATCTGTTGATTTCCGCAAAATGATGTGAATTCTGTTTCAACATATTCTAAGTCTTTTGAATCTGCTGCTTTATAAGCTTCACGTAGCGCCTCGGTTAAAGCAATACGCAATACTTCATTATCTATCTTTTTTACTTCAATAGATAATGTTTCTAATGATGGGATTGTATGGTATTCGCTGAAGTATTTGATTATAAAATCAACTATCCATTGGTGTGATGTATTTCCAAAATATTCGCTTTCTAAGGAGTCGAAAATATTTAATAGGAATTGTCTTTGCGTTAGCAAAGCTCCTATTACTTTTATTTGGAAGGAGGTTCCGTACTTCTCTAAGCTGTTTAGTGTAGTCATAACTTTTATTTATTTTTAAATGTACTAAAATGTACTCAGATGTCCAAATACTTCGGAAAGCCAAGTTTCAACGTTAGGGACTCCGTTGCCTAAATTATCTTTATAGTACAAATGTAAAAACCCCGGTTTGTTGTATTCGCGTTTAAATGCAACAGAATTTTCAATGATTTCAATGTTCTCATTTGAAAGAGGAACATCTCTTAAATTCATTAATCGATAATTAATTCGGAGTTGATGAGAGAAATTTAATAATTGTGACCCCCATTTATCGTATGGATCTAATGATTCTAATAATGGTTCTAATTGTAAAGGAGCGGGACCTTTTAATTGTGGTAAGATTTTTAATAACTTATCTTCACCTAATCCCTTTACTTTAGGAACATTATCACCTTTATCACCCATAAATGTTTTATATAATAAGTAATTTCTTGGATGAATACCATATTCTTCTGTAAAACTATCTATATCATATATTTTCTTTTTAGTTGGTGAATGAATATTAACCTTATTACTTACTAATTGTAAGAAATCCTGATCAGCAGACATTATGGTTACTCTTTTACAATCTTCAACACTTTCGTATTTTTGAGCTAAGTATCCCATAACATCATCTGCTTCAATACCATCTATTGATATTAAACTAACTGGGAGTGATTGAAGATATTGAATTAATCTTTCCATTTGGTCAGATATTGATTCACTTTCTTCTTCCTTATTGTTAAATATTTTATAATTGGTAATGCGATCTGCATTACGATTTGCTTTATAAGCAGGATATAAATTACGTTTAGCATTTGAACCACCTACACCATCAAATACAATAATTACCTTTGTAGGTGAATTCGTTTTAATAGCATATCCTAGTGACTTTAAAAATCCAGTCAGACCACCAATGTGGTGGCCTGAAGGATGGATGTGGTTTATAATTGAAAAGTTACGTAGGAATGTATTTAAACCGTCTATAATTAATACAGAAGTATTTTCGGTTTCAGGTTCATTAGTAATACCTGCTAATAATGATGCAAATTTATTCTTCGCCATCTGTAGTATCAGTTATAGCGTTATTGCTTTCATTCCATTCTGATTTATCTTCAATTAGATCAAAATCAAGAGTACCTAGAATTTTTAACCATTCATCAGCATGTTCTTTCTTGTAATTGTCAATTGCTCTTTTATCATCATCAATGAAACCATGAACTGTCATTGTTACTGTACCTTTAGTTTGTACACCAGTAACGTGGTTTTTATCAACTGATATTTTTGTGCGTTTAGCAAATTCAACATCCTTGCCATCTTTAGTTGCTTTTAATTTATTGGTACCACTATTTGTGATATTACCAAATGTTACTACTAATGATGAATCAAAAAACATTGTATCTCCACCCTTATTCTTCATTTTTGGTTGTTCCATTGGTGAATTTGGTTTTGCAACCCACACCTTATTAACAGCTACTAATGAATTAGTAAAAGGAATATTTTCTTTACGAGATAAAATTAATTTTTGATTAATAAAGTTACCAAATTGTTGAGACATTGCACCAGCATTCCACTCGTTATTATTTGTTGATTTTTCAACAGACATTCTACACGGAATTGATCCAACTGAATCCCAAAAGAAACATAAATCATAAGGTAATTTACCTGTAGCTTGTTCATTTAATAAATCAGCAATGAATGCAGCTACATCCTCAATAGTATTTAATGAACCTCTATCTATATAAAGGAAAAATCCATTATAATCAATAACTTCACCTGTTTCAGGATCAGCTACTTCATTAATTTCAAATCCCATTTGTTTAGCGTGATCCCAATTCCATTTCATCTCAGTGATAATGAAAACTGGTAAAATACCCATTTTCTGAGCATTTACAGCTGCTTCCAACATTGCTGTTGTTTTACCTGTATCTGAATGGCCTCGCAATAATGTAATGTGTCCTAAAGGAATACCAGGTAATGAAATAACATCCTGAAATGCTTTAGATAATGGAATCCACCTTTGTGGTTTAAACTTAACTGATTTATCTAAGAATTTGGATTTCTTAAATGTATCTAGATCAAAGGTTTTTCCCAATGATCTAGATACTACTTCAGTTAAGCTACTTTTTTCTTTCTTAGCCATAACTTGTTTTTAGTTAAAATAATTCGTCGAATTTGTCTGTATTAGTTGCTTTAGGAGCGACATTCTCTAAAGTGTATGGTTTTGCTTCTGGTTTTTCCCAAGGCAAATCCGATGGTTCATTTGAATCAGCTACTGTATTAGAAGCTAAAGGAACATTATCTTCGATATCATCTTCAGGGTTTAAGAATTTCTCTAAGATAGTTTTTAAATCATCAAAGGTATATCTTCTGTTGATTGTTAAAATATCAGGTTGTTCATCTAATAACGTTTGTAATAAAGTAGCATTATCAGTAATTGGAGATGTTTTTGGTTTTGGACGTAAAGCACATTTTACCACGCTACGACCTGCAACTTCACCATTAGTTGCTTCAACTGTAAAGTCACGACCGTCTTGAATATCAGTGAAATCACCGTAATCCTCATCGGCTGCAATACCTAATAATTGTTGATAAATTTCTTTACCAAATTCCCATAAACGTGTACCTTGTTCTTCTTCACCACGTACAATTACTGGTGCGAACACACGCATTTTAGCATCTAATTTTCTTGCTAATTGCCAATCTTCTTTATCAGATGATTTGCGTAATGATTTAGCAAATTCTACAATTGGATCTTTTTCACCCCAATTAGTTAATGCTAGAATAGGACCTTTAGTAAAACCATAATGAAAATAAACTTCCTTAAATGGGTTTTGTTTGTCGAATTTAGAAGGAACAATACGTACTTGATAAGTACCTACTTTCGGTTTCCAAAAAATTTTAGTGTAATCCACTTTTTCTCTCGGTTGAGAGCTTTGCTGCAATCCTGCAAGCTTGTTTTTGATTAATGATAAATCCATAATGTAACTTTTTAATTTTAATTTTATAACCTATTGAATATAATAACCTTTATTGTGACAATCACTAAAGATTGACCACTTTGTTTATCTTGGTATCTAATCTACGAAGGTCTTCTCCGGTAGTCAAGAGAATACAGTTCTTATAGTCATACCAATTAATACGATACTGAGTATCTAGTACTCCTCCGTTTAAGGATTTAATTAAAGTATTTAATGCATTAATTGTATATAATGTATTAGATTCTTTTTTACGATGTAATAATATCGTATTTGGGAGGGGTTGAGATGATACATTCCCCGTGTCAATATTATATGTGCAGACTAATTCATCAGAATCAGGAGATTGAAGAACGAATATCTTATTAAATAATATTGAATATTTGCTACTGATCGTGCTTATAGTTTCATCTACCGCAGAAGGTGATGTAAATGTGCAAAATAATTTGTTCAAAATATTCTCGGTTGATATATCCGAGATAAATATGTCAGAATACTCAAAAACAACGCTACGCATAACTTTCCATCGCTTTATAATTTATTCCTTTTTTAGTTTTAACAGGATATTTCATAATTTTTTTAATTTCTTGTAATAATTCTGCGCCATCTGATTCTGAGTAATCAAATAATACAGCATCATATGTGTATAATACTAATTTTGTTTGTTTATCTTTTAAATAATCTAAAATATTTAGTAGGATTTTAACGTTTGTTGATGTTTCACAA